ATCAGGAAGTATGGCTCCAGAGGATCGTCATCACGTGACACATACTTGCCATCGAGTGCCACCTTGCCACCCATAGGGTAAGGCTCACCACCAGCAGTCTGATTGTATTTGCGTGTGAAGAACTCAAGTATGTTGGCATCAGGTATCTTGTGCCAATCTCTGTTGTTCCACTCAATGAACCACGTCAAAAGTAATCCATTACCCTCAATGAGTTGACCCCACTGATTCTCAGTGTAGCCAAGTGCTTTGTTTGTTGTTATATTTTTAAGCATAGTTACTCCTTAAAATTTTTCTTGACAAATCAGAAAATGTTGGTATACTAGGGCTGTCCTTTGGACAGGGTACTATTAGAAGTTAGGATACCAAAGCTCACCATCATCCATGTCTCTTTTTATTTGTTCCTTCTCAGGCAAGTACAACTCTACTATGTCATCCTCACCCATCCATTCAGCATCATCAATGATCTTAGATATGTCATTGTAGTACTGGTTGATAGGGATAACTTTAGCTACCCCTTCAGTTTCTTTTTTACTCATACTCTACCCTTTAAGTTGAGTTTCTACTTTCTCTAAATCTTTTCTAAGCTTGAAGTAAGTTCGTGTCAAGTAGGCACGTGTAGTATTTAGTTTGTAGTCAACCTCACCCTCTGCTTGTAGTAGTGTTACACGATAAGCAATCCTGTTGATTGGCTCACGTAAAGCATCTGCAATCTGTTGCATTGTGTATCCGTTGTTGTAGCACTCTTTGATAGCATCATCAATAAACTTGTAGTTGTAAGTAAAAGGTTCTGCTTTGTTGAAGTGCTCAGTATGTGTAGTATAGTCAATCATTTGTTTTCTCCTTAGTTGTTAAGTTTTCAATTTGTTTTAGGCAAATCTTTTTGTCTCTTGACATGATGACTAGTTTTCCTTTGTCATCATAGACTACCCATTTGCCATGAGGTAGTTCTTTCATAGTTACCATTGTTTGTCAACCTTAAATATTATTTTCTCTTTTCCATGTAGTCCAAGTGATAGCTTGTAACACGTGTGGCTTGATGTCTACACGCTTTGCAGCCCTGACATAGACTTCTTGCATCTGTCTATAGACTTTCTTTGACATGTTAGTCTTATCAGTAGTCAAGCCTTGCCTGACACCTAGCGCAATGTTCAGGGCATGTCCGTCTATAGTCACCTCATCTAGTCCACGTATGTTAGAATAGAATGACCTGATCTTTTGTCCGTTCAGCCTGTCAAGTATGTCATCATCACTGACCAAGTTGTCCTCTAGTATAGACCAAGCCTTGAGCTTCATGGTGTTGTAGCATGAGACCTTGAAGTCAGATAGGTCATCACCCTTGACCCATGCCCAACACATACGCTCACAGTCAGCAATGTTGCGCTCCCACTTGTTGTTTGGTGACAGTGCAGCCATAACACCTATGACAGTGTTCAGCTTGACACCTGACAGCCCTGATATGATTGAGCAATAAGTCTTGGCCTCATCGTACCACTTGTAGCCGTTGGCAATGTCCTCAGTGCTTGCCCTACGGTATACCTTGAGTATGTTTCTTACGTGTTGTGTCATTACTTCACCTCTTGTAAGTCATCAAACACCTGTTGTAATAATACAGTTGCTTGTTCATCTCTTTGAGCAGACAACAGCACGAATACGTGTTGTAGCTTATTTGATATTTTTTCACCTTTAGTCATTAGTTATACTCCAG